AAGTTAACTTCTATTGAACAAAGTGATTATAAATATGTAAATAATAATTTTATTAAATGGAAATATGCTTTAGGACAATTTGATGCATTTGATAATGCTAGATTAATTATGGCAAACACAGATGCAAGTGCTCAAGATAAACAAGCAGCTATATTATTTTATAAAGCTATAAGAGATAGAAAATCTATTGTTGATTTTGCTGCAAATAAAGTGATTAAATTTCAAAAATTAGTTAAAACTAATTTAGATAAAAAAATATTAGTATTTAGTGGAGCTAATGATTTTACAGATAAATTATGTAAAGCAGTTTTTCCTTTTGCACGAGCATATCATAGTGGTAAAACTAAGAAACAAAAAGAAACTGCATTACAAAAATTTAGAGATAATGATATAAATGTGTTATGCTCTACAAAAGCTTTAAATCAAGGATTAGACATACCTGATGCTAATATGGGGATTATATGTGGTTTAACCAGTAAATCTTTATCTATGATTCAAAGAGTTGGGAGACTATTAAGATTTCAAGAAGATAAAATAGGAAAAATTATTATTCTTTATGTTAAAGATAGTCAAGAAGAAAAATGGTTGAAACAATCTGTAAAAGATTTAAATAATGTTATCTGGAAATAATTATCATTAAAATTTGTATATCGTTATAAAATTTATTATATTTGTAAAAGATTTAAAAATAATTATAACAAATTTTTTTATACTTATTAATTATGAAAATAGATATAGATTTCGAAATGTTAAAGCAAACCGGCATATCTGCTGATGATTTTATTTATTTGTATCTTTTACATAGAGAAGAAATTAATTATTTAAACAATCTTAATCTTAGACCAAATTTAGAAAATTTACAAGAAAAAGGTTACATTAAGCTTGGTGAAACAGCTGATAATCATATCATTAGACAAGAGTTTATAGACCTCTTTTCATCTGATTTTGAACAGATGTTCGCCGAGCTTATTAGTACCTATCCTATGAAAGTAAATTCTCCTGATAGAGGTGTTAGAATATTACATGCTAAGGATCCAGATGCTCAAGCAAATCTTAAATCAAAATTAAGATATCGAAAAATTATAGGAACAAAAGTTTATAAACATAAACATATAATAGAGTGTTTAAATAAACAATTGTTAATAGAAAGAAATAGTCTTTCTTATTTTCAAAATTTAGAGACTTGGATTAATAACCATACTTGGGAAAAGTATGAAAACTTAGATGAACATGACACAGGAGAAACTACCACAAGGATTACAAGATCCCTTTAAACAAAAAGGTTTTAAAACTATTTCACAATCAGTTACAACTTCGTTAAATGAAGTTAAAACTGCAATGTTAGGAAATAGACGTATTTATCCTACAAAATGGGAAAGATTAAATAAAAATTTATTAGGAGGTTTACAACCTGGTAAAATGTATGTAATTGCTGGGAGACCTGGTGTAGGTAAGTCAGCATTTAGTAATCAAATGATTTTCGATGTATTAGATAATAATGAAAATAAAAATTTACTTGTTTTATACTGGAGTTTTGAAATGCCTGGCTATCAACAGATACTTAGAGCTGGTTCAAAAGATATAAAAAAGGAAGTAAGTGAACTGTTATCAGTAGAAAATAAATTAAGTATTGAAGATTATAAAAAATATAAGGAAAAAGTTTCTAGATATATGAAATATCCTATGTATTTTAATAATATACCTAGAAATATGGAATTTATTAAAGAAACTAATGTACTTGTTACAAATAAAAAACCAGATTATACTATTATAAATGTATTTGATCATTCAAGATTAGTTTTAAGTGATAAAGAACAAGAACTTCAAAAGTTAAATGATATAAGTAAAGGATGTATGTGGCTTCAAGCTAAAATGGGAGTTATAAATATTTTATTATCTCAACTTAATAGAAACATAGAACAAGAACATAGAGCCAAAGCACAGTATCAACCATTATTAACAGATTTATTTGGTGGTGATAGTATTGGACAAGATGCTCATGTTGTAATGATGTTACAACGTCCCAATGATTTGTATGGAATTACAGATCTATATTGTAATGAAGATCCAGTAGGATTATTAGCTACTCATGTAGAAAAAAATAGAGATGGACTACTTGGAATGATAGCATTTGAAGCTGAGATGTCAACATTTACTATTAATGAAAGAAAAAAATAAATATTATGAGAAAATTAACAAAAAGAGAAAGAGTAATTGAAATTTGTAAAAATTTAACACAAACTATTGATAAGATGATATGTCATTCTTCTTCAATAGAACATAAAAATGAGGTATTTGAAATACCAAGAGCTAATAAAAGTGCATTAATTAAATTAAGGCAAGAAAAAATAAATAAATATAAAATTACACAAAAAGAAATAAATGATTGTGTAGTTAGAATAAAATACTTATAATTATGGAATATACCAATTTACTAGAACCATTAGGAGTGATAGGAATTTCTTTTTTAATAGGAGCTTTTTTTGGAATATATTGGATGTTTTTAATAATGTATAAAACAGAAAAAAAATTAAATAAAGAATTAGATGTAAAAAATAAATTATTAAAAACTTATGAGGATATATATGAAGATGATGGATATGAAGCATACTAAAAAATAATTAAATATGAATTATAATAGTAAAAAAATAAGGGGTAAAATCCTTAAAGAGACTGATAAAGGTATTTTATTTTTAGTTAAAGCTAATGTCAGATGGAAAGATAGACCTAATTCTTTATGGTTTCCTAAGGATGTCGTAACAGATGTAAAACTTAGAGGAACTGAAGATGAAGTAAAAAAGTATGGATCTAGATCCGCCACATTATATGTAAAAGATTCATACATAAGTATTCTTAAACATCAATTTAAAATATAATAAAAATGGAATTACCAACAACAAAGGTAAAGGCTAGCCGTAAATCGCCTAAAAATATGATAATATATGGTCCCCCTAAAATAGGTAAGACTAGTATATTAGCAGAACTAAATGATTGTTTAATTATTGATTTAGAAAATGGTTCAGATATGATTGATGCTTTAAAGATTAAAGTAAATAATCTTATAGAACTTACTGATGTAGCTAGAGAAATAATTAAACAAGGAAAACCATATAAATATATTGCTATTGATACTATTAGTAAATTAGAGGAATGGTGTGAAAATGAAGGCAAGAAAATTTATATGAAAACTCCTATGGGTAAAAGCTTTGAAACAAAGAATCCAGGGATGTCAATTTTAGCATTACCAAATGGAGCAGGCTATTTATATTTAAGAATGGCTTATAAAAAGTGGTTAGATAGAATGAATTTATTAGCAGACCATATTATTTTAGTTGGTCATTTAAAAGATAAAATGCTTGAAAAGAAAGGTAAAGAAGTTGCTGTTAAAGATCTTGACCTAACTGGTAAAATTAAGCAAATAACATGCGCTAATGCTGATGCTGTTGGTTATATATTTAGAGAAGGAGATGAAACTATGATTTCATTTAATTCTTTAGATGATGTAACTGCAGGATCTAGATGTAAACATTTAAAAGGGCAGACCATGCCTATGAACTGGTCAAAAATATATATAGATTAAACACAAAAAAATGATTGAAATGAAAAAAAATGTAACACCAGGGAAAACCCCTGCAGAAATTTCTGTCTCAATGATCGATCAAGATCTTAAAGACGGAATTAGTAAGCCAGAGATGGCAATTAAGTATGGTATTAAACCATGGGAAGTAGATGAAATGTTTAAAAATCCATTTCTTAAAGGTAGAAGACCTAGTAAAAAGAAAACTTTATCTTTTACTTTTGTAGATGATATGACTGAACCTACACAATTTCCAAGTAGTATGGAAGATGTAATAGATGAAGTAGATCCTAATCAAGTAACTTTAGAAGATGCTATAGATGAAGCTATTGACACAGTTAAAGAAGTTAAAGGTCAAATGCAAGAAACACAAGAAGCTATTGTAGAAATGCTTAGTCCGACGGAATATGAAACTCCTGAAGAAACTTTATTAAAAGCTGCACAAGATACAGAAAATGAAGTTATCGAGGAATTAAATCTAGAAGAGGAAGAAGATGGAACTTTTGAATTATAAATTATTAATTATTAAAAACTAAATAAAATGGCAGTAAAAAGTAATGCAAGTACTGAAGAAGTGCTAGGGTCGATTAAAACATATTCAGGCCTTACAAATGTTAATGTTATAGCAATTAATCCCACAATGGAAGAATTACATGCTATAGATATTAAAGTTAAATCTGAACCTGTTTATAATATAAATATGGGGGATGAAGATTATTTTAAATTAATTTTTTGGTTAAGAAATCAAGATGGTAATTTTAGAATGGAAATTCTTACACAAAATAAACCAAGAGTTTCTCAAACGGGTAAGAACCAATGGATAAATAATATTGGACAGTCTACTTGGTCTAATGACGCCCCTACATATGAGTGGTGGAAAACTGAAGGTCAAAGAAAAGCTTATACAGGAGAAGAAACTCTTATTAATTTTACTAAAGCTTGGGCTAATGTAGCTTCTGGTGATGAAGTATCATTTGATACTATATCATCTATAGTTAAAGGAGATACAGGAGAAATTAAAGCATTAATGGACGTATTAACTACAAATGAAGTTAGAGTTCTGATTGGAGTCAAAGATGATAGATATCAACAAGTTTATACAAAATATTTCGGTAGAGTAAAACCTGAAAGAAATGATTTATTTGTTAAAGCTTTGAATGATGATTATGGATCATTTAATGCTGATTTTAATGCTGATCTACAATGGGGAGAGCACAAACCAACTATGGATTTAATTACTCCCGATACTAATGGAGAGTTAAAAGAGAATGAAGATTGGGTTTCTGATAAAAATACAGAACCAGCTCATCAAGCAGTAGCTGATGATGATCTCCCATTCTAATGGCTGTTCGCGGTAGGAGCAGCGAAGATTATTTACATACAGATGTCATACTTAGTAAAATTACTGAGTATGACATTTTTGTATATTATTGTCCTAGCTTTGAGAAATTCGGTAAAAAATTTTGTAGTGAACTAAGAGAGGATAAATCTCCAACCGCTTCTATTATACCGTATAATGGTAAATTATTATATAAAGATTTTGGTAAATCTGAACATGTATTTGATTGTTTTAGTTATGTTAAAATAAAATATAATTGTACATTTATAGCAGCTTTACGAATAATAGATTGCGATTTTAATTTAGGATTAAGTTCTCAAAAAGATGTTATTCAATTTACAATGGGGTGTATGGCTTATAGACAAAAAAATCCAAAACTAGAATTCAAACCTGTAATTATTAAGAAGAAAAAAAGAAGTTGGAATGAACAAGATGCGACTTTTTGGCGAAAATATTTGGTAAGTAAGAAAATACTTACTAAATTTGCAATTGAACCAGTAAGTCATTATTGGATTAACGCTAAGAGATTTAGTTGTAAATCAATAACTTACGTTTTTAAATTTAATAACCGATATAAAATCTATTCTCCTTACGAAAATAAGAATAAGTGGTTGAGTAATACTAAAAAAACGGATATTCAAGGTTACTCACAACTTCCCGACAAAGGAAATAAACTTATTATTACTTCATCTCTTAAAGATGTTATGTGTTTGTATGTCGCAGGATATAATGCAATTGCTTTACAAAGTGAAATGCAAATGCCTGATGAAAGATTACTAAGTGAGCTAACTAACCGTTTCAACATAATAGAAATTTTATATGATAATGATTTTGACAATGTAAATAATCCTGGTCAAACAATGGCTAAGAAAATTTGTGACTTATATGGTTTTGTAAATAGATGTATACCTGACGAATTTAAATCTAAAGATCCATCAGATTTAATTAAAAGTACAGGTAATCTTAATAAACTTAAAACTATATTAAAATGAACAAAAAAGAAATAATAGCCTTTTTAAGACAAAAAAGAGGATATTTAAAAAAATCTTCTGAATTTTTAGCTAAACGATTAGATATTTCAGAAACATTAGCAACAAAATGTAGAAAATTAGTAAATGCAGAAGAGTGGGTAGATTATAAAGCTACAAGAGATTTAAATAATGAGAATTCAAGTAATAATGATGATCTTTCTAAATCTTCAGGATTTTTAAAACATTTAGCTAAAAATGATTTAACATTAGAAGATGTAAAATCTGTTAAATTTTGGCAAAGCGCTAATGGAGAACAAAGATATTCTGTAGTTACTATGAATCAATGGCATAATATGCCTTCTATAAAGAAAGAATTAATAGAATCTATTAAAAAATATTCTCCTAAAGTTTCTAAAATTAGTTACAAAAAAGGGAAAGATCCAAATGTTGTTGAGATTTCTCTCCCAGATATTCATTATGGAAAAGTAACTGGTGAAGGCCCTAAAGCAATAGAGAAACATTATCTAACTGTTATTGCTGAGTTATATACAAAAGTTGAAGGTTTAAATATAGAACGAATTATATTACCAATAGGTAATGATGGTATGAACTCAGAAGGACTATCAAGAGCTACAACTAAAGGAACTCCTCAATATGATTATATGGATTGGAGACAATCTTTTAGAGGATATTGGGGATTAGTGGCTAAATCTATTGATTATTTATCACAATTTGCACCAATTGATGTAATTATTGTACAAGGTAATCATGATTTTGAACGTATGTTTTATGCAGGAGAAGTATTAGCTGCTTTATATTTTAAAAATAAAAATGTAACTGTAGATAATGATTACAAAGCTCGTAAATATTATCAATATGGAGTAAATATGATTATGTGGTGTCATGGAGATAAAGTAAAAGCTGATAAAATGGCTTTACTTATGGCTACTGAACAACCAGAAATGTGGAGTTCTTCTAAATTTAGGGAAGCTCATTGTGGACATGTTCATAAAGAACAAGTTAATGAGTATATGGGGACTAAAGTTAGATTTATCCCATCTATTTGTGGTAATGATGAATGGCATAAAAATCGTGGTTATATAGGGACTATAAGAACAGGTCAAGTTCATATATGGAATAAAGCTAGAGGATACGAAGGATATTTACAGACTAATGTTATCAATTATGAGAAAGAGAAGAACAAGGTCTAAAGTAAAGAATGCTAAGAAACAACTATATAAAGGTATTACTTTTCAATCTCAATTGGAATTACATTGCTATAAAGAATTAGAAATAGCTAAAATTTTAGTAGAATATGAAAAAACAACTTTTACTATATTTGATCCGCTAGTATATCCTCAAGCTTGTTATGAAGGAACTAAAAAGAAACTGTATAATAAAGGCTCTAAAATAAGGGCCATAACTTATACCCCGGATTTTGTAGATCCTAATGGTAAATGGATAATTGAAACCAAAGGATACGCAAATGAATCTTTTCCACTCAGATGGAAATTATTTAAGAAACATCTTAAAGACAACAATCATCACTATGTGCTTTTTATGCCAAGAAACAAGAAGCAAGTAGATGAGGTTGTTGAACTTATCAAACAATTATAGGTTAGGACTAGTTTTTTGAGCATTTAAGAAATAAATTTTAAGTTGATATACTTACAAAGTACCTCTTAAGTGTAAACCGGCTAGACGGGCATTATGGGCTTTTAACTAAGGGGTTCCATATATAAGTCCGCTCCTTTCCTTTTTTATTAATCAAACTGGTAACCTCCAGTTAAAATAAGAGAATGATGACACGCCGTGACTGCCTTTAATACTGAATACGTTACGGTCTCAGTGGCATAGCGATCATCTGGAGATATAAAGCTTATAAGCGAAAGCATGGGTGGGCTTTATATTTCCATCTTTTATTTATTAAACACTTAAAATTATGGCAGAATTAGTAAGCCCTTGCTGTGGGGGAGAATACACAGACAATAAAGACGGACGCAGCTATTGCTGTGGTGCAACAATACTTAATAGTATTTGTTCAAATAAAGACTGTTTAGATCATGCAGAGCCGGAAGAAGGTTTTATCTGTGATGCCTGTGAAGAATTCTTTAAAGAGCCTCTTGAAGATTATGAATTTGATGAACAAATGAAAGAACGTATAGCTGAAGATAAAGCTGATGAAGCAAGAGATATGGGATTATGAAAACACTTCAAGATCAACTCTCTAGAATATCTAAGACATTGATATTTACAGAGCCTTTCTACGGTATATTTCTTATTGGAATGCAAAAAGAATTCACTAAGAGCTGTGCTACCGCAGGTGTAGGAAAACACGGAATAGGTATGCGCCTAGTTATTAATCCAAATTATTTTGAAGAACTTTCAGAGTTACATCAACAAGGTCTATTAAAACATGAGCTATTACATATAGCTTTTGGACATATTATACTAGCAGATAGATACCCAAATAAAAAGCTATTTAATATTGCGGCGGATATAGAAATCAACCAATATATTGACAACGGAATGCTTCCGCCAGGTGGTTTAGAAAGAAACTCTTTCCCTGATATATTTTTACCACGTAGAGCTGGTACTGATAGGTATTATAAATTACTAGAGCAAGAGTGTGATGAAAATGGTAATAGTGATAATGAAGAATTACAAGCTATTTTAGATCAAATGGACGGTAATAGTCAATATGATCATAAAGAGTGGAAGGAAGTTACTGACCTCCCTGAAGCAGAAAAAAAGTTAGTTCAAAAACAATATGAACATCAGATGAAACAAACTGCAGAAGAGATCCAAAAGAAATGTGGTAACATACCCGGGGAACTTGCAGAGATTATCGAAAAACTATTTATTATAGAGCCTCCTAAATTCAATTGGAAGCAATATCTTAAAAGGTTTATTAATAACGCATCTAAAATCTATACTAAAAAGTTACGTAGAAAATTTAATAAGAGATATTCTGGTAGTCCGGGACTCAAAATTAAACATAAGAATCACGTGCTAGTTGGTGTAGATACTTCGGGCTCGGTAAGTACTGAAGAGTTAGTAGAGTTTATGCATGAAATAACACATATGCATAAAACAGGTAACCAAATCACTGTTGCACAGTTTGATACACAATTAACAGATGTATCAAAATTTAATCCTAAACAAAATTGGGAAATCAAAGGTAGAGGGGGCACATGCTTCCAACCAGTTGTGGACCATTATAATGACCCTAAACTTAAGTATTCTGCTTTTATATGCCTTACAGACGGTGAAGCAGGAACTCCTGTAAATTGCCCTAAAAATGCTTTATGGGTACATAGTAGTTATTCTAATATAAATGAAAAACTACCTGGAATAAAAATTCAATTAAATTAAAACAATTAAACATGAATCAAGTAAATTTAAACATTGATGAACTACAAGATTTTGTAGGACACACTATAACAAACAACCGTCATTTACAGGCAGGCGGGAAGAAGCCTGTAGCAATTGAAGTAGTAGGAGAGTCCGGTATTGGTAAAACTACTAGTATTATGGATATGACAGCTAAACATGGCCTAGACTTTGTTAAGCTTAACCTAGCACAAATTGAAGAATTAGGTGATCTAGTAGGTTTTCCTATTAAACAATTCCAAATGTGGATTGAAAAAGATGGTAAAAAGAGAGGTAAATGGGTAGATGAAGTAGCAGTTAATGATCATTCTAAACTAGGATGGCAAACTACAGGTAAAAGTCAAATGTCTTATTCAGCTCCTGAGTGGATAGCGGATAAGAAAGAAGGTGGCGTATTACTACTTGATGACTGGAATAGAGCTGATATAAGATTTATTCAAGCATGTATGGAGTTAGTAGATAGACAGACTTATATCTCTTGGACTTTACCTAAAGATTGGCATATTATATTAACTGCTAATCCTGACAACGGTGATTACATGGTAAACTCTGTTGATACAGCACAAAAGACTCGTTACATTACAGCTAATTTAAAGTTTGATGTAGATGTATGGGCCCGGTGGGCGGAAGAGAATACGATAGATACTAGATGTATTAATTTCTTATTGTTACATCCAGAACTAGTTACACAGGACACTAACGCGCGTTCTATTTCAACCTTCTTTAATAGTATTTCAAGTATAAAGAGCTTTGAAGACCAGCTTCCATTAATCCAAATGATTGGTGAAGGCTCAGTGGGCAACGAATTTGCCTCTATGTTTACTACGTTTATTAATAACAAGCTGGATAAACTAGTAACACCAAAAGATATAGTTTTTGGTAAAGTAGAAGAAGTATTACCAAAATTAGGTGAGTGTATAGGTCAAGGAGATAACTACAGAGCTGATATAGCTAGTATTTTAGCTACCAGAATAGCTAATTTCTCTGTTGCATACTCAAAAACGGATACTGTAACGCAAAAAATGCAAGAACGTCTTATTACGCTGTGCACAAAAGACTATTTTACTAATGATTTAAAATACTTAGTAGTTAGGACTATATTCAATGGAAATAAAGCGAAGTTTAATAAAATGATGATGAATCCAGCTATCGTCAAAATGACAATTAAATAATTATGGCAAGTAAAAATATACACGCAGGTGAATTTCCGGATCAGGTAATACTTGATCTGGGATTCGAAGACGGTGACCAAGTTGGATTTGTTACTAATATAGATATAGTAGAAATATATTTATCTGAATCATTAAGTCAATTTGATAAAGTAAAAGAGCTTTTAGAAACAGAAACAACTTCTGATTTAACACAAGTTAAAAAAGCTTTTATTTTACCTATGCATAATGTATCAACTGATAGACTTAAAGCAGCACTTAAGGAACATAAAATTAGTATTACTAATGATTATGAAAAAGCTGATTTCATTATACCTCATACTAACTTTTATGATATGTATCAAACTATAGAAAATATTCCACAAACTAAACTTATGTTTAAAATAACTAATGGATATTTTTCTAATGTTCATAGAACATCAGTTACAGATTATCATAAAGATACTGGTAATAATGTTATATTAGATAAAAGATCTTTAGGTAATCGCAGTCAATGGAATATGGAGTATGAAAGTGCTCCTTATGATAGCTATTGTTTTAGTAATATGGCCTTAATATTAGCAGATTTAGTTAATAAAGGAGAATTAAAAGTTATTAAAACTGATACTATTCTTAATCAATCTGCTAATAGAGTTCCTATGACTAAAGAATTAATGGAAGATATCAAAAAAATGATAGATAGTTATAATGCTAGTGATGAGGAATTACAAATGGCTGGTAAAATAATTCCAACTATTGATCCTACAGGAGAACCATATTTGTTATATACATACGCTAATTTTTTAGAAAATAAATCGTATCAATATAATAGAAATAAAGATGTCTTATATTGGCTAGATAAACATAATATAGCTATACTAGCTCGTTATAATGCTGAAGAAGCTATTAAATATTTTGAAGACAGAAATATGTTAGATTCAAGATGTTTTAGAGCATTAGAAGTAAAATGTAGAGAAGAAATACAAATCCATAATAGGGAATTGTATACATTTAAAGTTCAAGTTAAACCCGAGTACAGAAAGTATATGCAAGACTAGTCGTGAAGGGCTGTCTGACAGTTCGTGTTTAATTGATGCATAGAGGGGGGCCGAAGTGATTAGTAGGTCCCCTAATATGTTTAACCATTAAAAATTAAAATATGAAAGAAAAAGTAGCTTTAATAGATGGAGATAGTCTCATCTATTTTGAAATGGGGAAACCTACCCTAGAAGATGCAATAGATAGTTTAGACCATAGATTACATGAAATGATAGATAGGTGTGGGGCAGATAGATATGCAGGATTTTTAACAATAGGAAAATGTTTTAGATACAAAGAAGCAAAAACAAGAAAATATAAAGGAAATAGAAAACACGGAAATAAACCAATTATATTTTACGCATTAAAAGAATACTTAAAACAAGAATGGAAGTTTGAATATATCTCAGAATTAGAAGCAGATGATTTAGTAGCAGTATATGCAAATGAAAATACTATGATTTGTAGTCCTGATAAAGATGTATTATATCAAGTAAAAGGTACTCATTATAATTATAGAACTGCTGATTTTGTAGAGACTACAGAGGTTGAAGCAGAAATATTTTTATGGAAACAAATACTTATGGGAGATCCAACGGATGGTATCCCTGGATTACCAAAAGTAGGACCAAAAACAGCTGATAAGTTATTGGAAACTATACAATTAGAAAATATACCACAATTTGTTTTAAAAAAATACATAGAAATGTTTGGTATTCACGAAGGAGTTTGTAAATTTGCAGAGACATTCAGACTTATATATATCCTTAAATCCAAAGAAGACGTTCTAAGGGAAACTGGCATCGAGCTAAAAGATTTAGTAATAAATGATATTAAACCTTTAAATGAAAACGAATGGCTGTGAAATGTAACCAACTTATTTACACTCCTGTTAATGCTTTAACTTTTAGAATAGTAGGATCAACTAATTTATTAACCCCTGAAAAATCAGAATATATTATAAACTCCTTAAAAGGAGGCCCTAATGATATAGATTTTACTTTAGGACTTACTATTAAAATAAAAGGAATAAAGTATAAAGTAAATATAATTCAGGAATCAAAAGATTCTAGTTATTATGATTTATCTATAGCTAAAAGAACTAAATCTTCTACTTTTATTATGCCTATGCTTAGTGGAAATAGAAAATTATTCTTTTGGAATAAATTATTTATGAATTGTTTTATATCGGTACCAGATAATGATACTTGTATATCTTTATTATATAGGTGGTCTTCAGATCCTTTATTTATTAAATTTGAAAAAGCATTATCAACTTTTAAATATTTTAGAAAACGATATGATCCAAGTCCAGATTATGTAATGTTTGTATTTGATATACCTAAACAATATATTAAAGATTTTGATAGATTTATAAATGGTAAATATTCAGAATTATCAAAACTTTATAAAATTAATATTTTAGATTTTCATAATTTAGAAATTAATGGAGAAGTAGGACAAATTTTATTTAAAAGTCCTAGAAGAAAGAAAATATTAGAAAAGAAAATAGGTGCTATTTTAAGCCATGATTCTGAATTATTAAGTATAATTGATAAAGATAAAGAAGAAACTTTTAACTTTGAAACTTATAAATTTAAAAAAATATTATAATGAGTAATAAAAAATGTAAATGTAAAAATGTTAAAATGTCTGTACCAGAAGGAATGGAATTTAATTCTCCTTACACTATAGACCATACATTACATAGTAAATATTATTGGGATAATAATAGAAATATAGATGTTACGGTAAGTGAGGGAGAATCTTATGTTGTATCTTTTAATGAAGAACTAGATATCGTTGTAAAACAAATAACTGATTTATTAAAAGAAAAAAATAAAGCATATGGAAATAGTGCTTTAAATCCTACTAATATATTTAGTAAACTTAATGCTAGTGAATCTCTGTGTGCACGAATTGATGATAAAATAGCTAGAATAAGAAATAAAGGAATTAACGATAAGACAGAAGATACGGTTGATGATCTAATTGGTTATCTTCTTTTATTAAAAATGTCTTTAAAATAACATTATGAGTAATAATAGGGGAATGATTTCATTAGCTAGGAAAATAGCATTGAAAGATATTTCAAAGTATATGAAGAAACTGAAAAAAGCTAAATGGGCTGGAACTATGCTTCGTAAAAGTAAAGTTATTACCAAATTAAATAAAAAGTTAGGGATTTAATTTTTACCGGCAATGTCGGAATAGGATTGAAATAGATAAATAAAACAAAGGGGCTTTCGCCCCTTTTTTAATGCCCCTTAGAAAGATGGAGTAGTAAACCATTTATAAGCTTCTCTTGGAGTCTGAGTTTTTCTTATTCCTCTCATTACAGGAAGTAAATCTTCAAATTTCTTTCTAATTTTACGATCACCTTTTTCAAATCTACCTGATCTTCTTTGATAAAATATTTTTTCTGGATCTCCAAATCCTAATATATATGGTACTTCTTTTCTAATAACATGATTTATTAATCCTAGTCCGCGTTCAATTGGTCTCGCTGTAGCTGTTGGAGATCTCATCATTCTAAAAACTTCAGGTAACCCAAATACAGGAGTCCATTGTAGTACTTCTGCTTCATATCTTTTAGCTTGATATAACGCAAAATTACTTATCCAAGTTTCTTCATCATCGTCAAGATTTGCTAAAGCTCCTACTAATACAGATGCCGCTATCAAAGAAGCATATTCAACTAATGTTCTTTTAACATTTTGTTGTTCCATTTTAGTCATCTTTTTATATGTAGTCCATGGTAATGATTGATCACTAAGAGATTCTCCCATCATATTCCAAAATGAAACATACATACCTTGTGTAACTGCTCCTAATTCTTCATCTACATGTAAAGTACTACCAGAACCTCCAGGCATAAGAGGGCCTCCATGTCCAAATCGTCTTCTAAGTCCTGGAAATATCCATTTACGGAATAACATAATTAGTTTACCTTGAGCTCTTCTAGACGCCATATCAGAATGTATCTTTCCTTTAACCTGATTTGTTCTTCTACTTAATCCTTGAACTAATCCTATAAAATCTAATCTATTAAAATTATCTACTCTAGGATCTATTGACATTACACCTTTTTCATCTACCTTTAATAAATCATATAAATTAGCAGGTTTACCTTCTTCATTCATTATAACATTACCATCACTATCTTTCAACTTTCCTTTTAAACTGCGCATTAATCCAAGTAACCTAGTTCCAGACAATTCATGTTCTGCAGCTTGTTGAATAAAAAGAAGATTACCTGTTTGTAATGCTTTCCTTGCTTTCCCCCCTACTAATTTTCTACCTTCGTTATCATGAAACTCTGTTAATGCATCAAAAAATTCCATTGCTTTCCCGAGTTTAGTTTTTGGCATAAATCTCCCTATATCAGAAATAGCTCCTCTTTCTGTCCAATATTTTGTTTTTCCCCAAGCCCAATCTGATTTATCCATAAATTCTCCAGCTACACCTTCTTGTATCATTGCCATATTATCAAGTACAGATTGATTAACACCTTGTAGTAAGTTAAATGATAACATATTCAAGGCTGTAAATGAATTAATAGTTCCTACGGCCTTAGTCCAAGACATTTCTTTACCAAATAAATTGAAAGTTTGTTTTAATTCTCTTTGACCAAATATTTCCATATCAATCCATTCATTAACATGTTTAAATGTATTAGTTTCTCCTTCTTTCTTTAAAGGCATTCTAATGCCCATTGCTTCCGCTGTTTTATTAATAATTTCTACTCCTGCCGAATTAGTTTCCATGAATTTTCTATTAAGAATTTGATCTCTAAATAACATAACATGTCCTTGTATTTCATTTTTATTTTTAAAGTTATTAGCCATATGCATAAATTGATATAAACTACTAGCTATATCTCTAGATATCTCTTTAGCATCCACTCTATTAGTATAATAAACAGGTACTCTTTTATTTAATTCTCCACTATGTTGAGCATAAGTTCCAAATTCATCATCTGTTTCTACCACAGAAAATCCTTCTTTTAACATATCTTTAACACCTGAAACTAAACCTTGTTCGTTCATTCTATCGATATCTTTTTTTCTAATAGAAGGCATTAAATAAGAAAATTCATCCCAATCATTTTTATCCATATTAGCTGTCCCTATCATTTTATGTCCTTCTTGAAAAGTTTTTAAAACAAAATCATAATATCTTTTTAATTTAGGGTCACTTTGTATTTTAGCATATTTTGGATTAGCATATATATCTCTTTTAGGTTGAACCCAATCCCCTCTAAATTTACCTAATTGACTATTATAGTTTTTCTTTAATAAATCTTGCAATGCTTTTAATTTAACAGCTTGCATAGCATATTCATCAGTTCCTTTAATAGTATCTCTTAAAAGTTTTGCAGATTGCTTTATTTGATCTCTTAAACTCTTTAATAACTCTCTAGCTTCTTTTATTTCTTGTGTATTTTTATCTATCCAATCTTGAACTTCTTTATCATATCTTTTATAAGTATCAGATTTTCTCCAGGCTTTCCATCTATCTATTACAGTTGCACTTTCCCACGTTTCACCTTCCATTGGTTTAGGTGCATTATATTTATTTCTAAGATCTTCTTTAATTTTTCTTCTTTCTTCTTCATATCTATTTACATCAATTGGTTGTATTAAAGATAATCTCTTTTTACCTCCCATTGTAATTTCTTCTAATAAATCATCATTTAATTTTTCAATATCAAATTCAGATTTTCCTTCTGTAAATAAATCGTACTCTTCTTTTAAGTCTCCTTTAAGTTTACGTGCTGCATCATCTGTTTTAAGGTTAGCATCTTGAACTGATTTTACAAACAATTGAATAGAAGTATCACTACTATAAGTTAATGGATCAAACATATAAGAAGCCCATGATTTATCTTTATGTTCTGCTCTTAATTGTTTAAGGAGAGCCCCATACCCGGGGATCATTTTTCCTTTAAGTTGTTCAATTTTTAATTCTACTTTTTTATCTAAAAATTCTGCATCAGTTAAATCTCCTTTTCTGTGTCTTTTTTGTAATTCTTTATATTCAATAGTACTTTTATTTAATCCTTGAATTCTTTTATGTTCTCTAGCATTATCTATTTGAGCTTGTAATTGTGGATCTAAGGCTTTATTATGATATCCAGATAATATATCTGCCGTCATAGGTAAAATATCATCATTAAAATCTTCATTTAAAACTAAAGCTGTATCTAAAATAGAAACTATTCTATCTTCCATCTCTGCAAAGTTACCTTCATGTGTAATTTTCCCAGCTTTTCTTTTTTTAAGCATTAATGTTTTAATAGGTTGTATAACAGATAAAGCATCAAGCTCTGTCTTTATCATAAACATAGCGTTCATATTTTCATATGAAGCTCTTTCATGTAAAGGTTGATCCATTATTCTATTATAATTAGAGTAAGCAGCTGCTAATGAATCTGCCATAGCATTTACAAATTTAAATAGATCTTCTATATCTTTAACCTTATCTAATCCTGCTCTAAGCCTTTGCTTTCTAGGAAGTATTTCTTCTTGTTCTTTAACAGGTAATTGTTCTATATCATAAATTTCAGATTCTATTCTAACTTTAAGTTCATCTACAATATCATTGAATTTAACTTGATCTTTACTTTCTTGTATATACGGGCTAAGAGGATTAATCATTTGACTAGCCCTTAATTTTTTAGCAAACATTTCCTGAGCTATAATAGCAGCAGTATTTGGAGTAGTATTTATTCCTAATGTATTTAACATATTAGAAAAGGCTCGCATTATTCTATTAATTATTCTTTGTAAAAATGTTGGATTTTTTCTAGTAATTTTAGCGCCTTCTATACCTATAGCTGTGGCTAATACTTCTTTATCAAGTCTTTCTCCTTTTAACTCTGGATACTCTTCCTGTACTTGTAAATATAATGGTGTATCTCTAAGTTCTTCAATAGCTTTAGCTACTATAGGATTATCTACTCCTAACATATCAATATAAATATGACCAAATTCCTCATATACAGTATCCTCTTTTACTTTGTTAGGATTAATGGTAATTATTGGATTAACTTCCCCAGGTTGTACATTAGCAATAGCTTCTAATTCTGTATCATACTCTATATCTACATTTACACCGGCTGCAGCAAAAGCTTCTTGAAGATGAGTTGCTTTTTGTTCTACTCTTTCTATTTCTTCTCTTTCCATATTAGAGAACTTCTGTTGATCAGAAGTATTCTCTCTTCTAGCTGTTTCATCTAAATAATAATCTTGTGTAGCAGATTCTTCTCCCGCAACAAGTTTTACATATTGATCTATTTCAGTTTGGTCATCAGAAATTAAATCAGCATTCTCAATACCTTCCGCAGGAATATTTTTTAATATATTTTCATTTATCGTTAAAATATGTAATTCAGCGGCATCTGAATAAATATTTCTTGGAGTCATTTTTACAAACTCAGTTTCTAATAATCCAGGGTATTTACGATTTATTCTATTTATTTCCCTTAAACTATATGGTACATTAGGTTGAGTTAAATACGTAGTACCTCTTACTCTAGTAGCAATTTTATTCCTTTTTAATATTTTATATACTTGTTCAACGCTTTTCTTTTCTGGCGCTATAGTATCCATATACCCATATAAATCATTATATAAGTCACTTGGAATTTCATTTAAATAGTATTTACAATTTCTAGCCATTTATTTACAAATTTTTAAAGGATCATCGTTCTGATCAGTATCATCTTTTAAAGATGGTTTAGATGAATAAAAGTTTCTAGGTTCAGATGTTGTTGCATCAGGCGCTAAATTAAGCAAACTTTTATTACCTTCAGTAACTATTCCTATTTCATTTATCTTTCTAGGTTTGCCTAATAAATTTAATCTAGTATACTGATTTGCTCCTGTATTAACAAATATCTCAGGGCCTCTAGCTGAATAAGTTAAAAAATAATTATGATATGATCCAGCAGCATCGTCCCAAATTCTATTATCTTTAGTGCTAAAAGTAACTTCTCCTTTGGAATTAACATTTGGTATCCTTTTTATTATAGGTAAAAATGATTTATTACCGGGTTTTAAAGTTCCATAAGATCTTACAAATTCATGTAAAAAATCATTAAAATATTCTTCATTAAACAATTCTTGAGTCTCTTGTTCAAAAAACTCTACAGGCGTACCTTTACCAGGATTAAGTATATCTGTTGTAAGTGTTTCTGAAGGAATTAGATCAATATAACTTCCAAAAGTAGGAGAAAATCCGTGAGTTAATAATTGATTACCAATTAAAACTTGTCCAAGACTTCTTATATTAGCTACATCTTCTGCAGTATTTGCATATTTAGCAGGATTTTTAATTAAATCTAATAAACTATCACTTAAATTATTTTTATCATTTGTAGAAGCTCCAAAAGGAATATCTACTTGTAATAAATATACTCCAGTTTCTGCATTACTAGGATCTGCACTTAAAGATTGTATAAAAATATTATTATTTAATTTAGGATTTGTTATTTTAAATCTTTCTAGTATAGTTATGATATTAGATTTTGGATTTCTATAAAATCTTGTAATAGCTTCTTCAGATATTAAAGCTGGCCTCGATCCTCTTGGTTGAGTATAAGGACTATGAGGCATAACCATCATTTTTAAGAACAAAGCTCTATCAATTATTTTATGTTGCGCTGTATTAAAAGTATGTATATTTAAAAGGTTTTTTAATTTATGTTTGAATCCTTTAACTGCATTAGAATTATTTATAAATCCTATATCATTTCCTCCTTGAATTACGGTATTTAAAATACCTCGATAAGCAACCCCAATTGGGTTTAATGTTATATCTTCTCCTGTATTATGTGTTATTAATTCTTCAGCTCCTTTAATTAAACTATCTTCATTTCTTAAGTATAAATCTTCTGTATCTAAATGAGCATTAATTGCAGCAAATTCTGTTACATTTTTCATTGTATCAGGAGTTACAAGTTTATATACTGTTTGTAAAGCTCTTCCCCCTAAAAAGAATTGATGAAAATTTTCTACATATTTTAATTGATTACTTATCTCTACATTTCTTAAATCTTCTGATAACTGATCTTTATTCATAGAAGTTATCTCTCCTTTTAAAGTATATTTGTGTTTAGAGACAACAGCATTAATAGCTCTTTTTAAATTTCCTAATCCTATATCTTTTATTTTAGCAATTTCTACAATTTCTTTTATCATAGGTTGTGCTAAGAATTTAGTAATTGTATCTATAGGAATTCCAACGCTTAACATTAGACCTGTAACAGGAATTGTATAAATATTATCATTTATATCTTTTTGAATAGGATTTTTAGCAGCGTCTAATGCTGCTTGTAAGAAAGAAGCTATATTAAAATCAGTATAATCTCCATCAAATATAGGAGTATCATTTATTCCAGTATCAGTTTTATAGTTATAATTAGTATAGCCACGACCAATACTATTACCTTGATATTCTCTAGTTTGTCCTATAATATTAAATACCATATTATCTATTATAGGGGCATATCCTGGCTTAATATGCATAGTTTTAAGAAGTTCTGCTACATTTCTACCTGCCAATACATTAGAGTATAATCCTTTCCCAGCTGCCCCAACTTTATTCCTTTCTTCCATTTCCAATTCAATCATAGGATCATTATAATCAATTTCTGTTTTTAAAGATACAGGTAAGGCATCTTTTGCATCAAGTATTTTTTGTACACTTAAAGGTTTAATTACTTCTTCTAAATGTTTTGGATCTGTTAAAATAGATTTAAATATATCAAAAATAACTTGATTCCTTTCTCTTGGATTCATTTTACTAGGATCCTTATTATAATCTGGTTTTAATATCTTTCCATTTTTTAATACTTCTGGAAATATTACAGGTATTTTATCCCAATCAAAATCGGATTCCATTTGTACAGTAATCGTTCCTGGAACCATTATTACTTTTTCATGTGTTTCAGGTAAAAAGTTTACAACTTTCATAACTAAAGACAAATTTTTACCAGTGTGTGGCATACGATACCCTATAAATTCTAGTCTTGGGTCATCTTTATAATCTTCTATTTTAGCATCTGCAGGGAGTCCTAATGCACTGGCTTTAATTCTTACCTCTGCTAAATTAGAACCATTATACATTCTGAGTTCTCCACTTATATCATGCCCCCCTAGTTCTGCTATTTGTACAAATTCTTCTCCTGGTAATTTTTGAACAAATATATCATTATGATACATACTAAGAATTA